CTCAACCAATATCTATTGGGGCTGGTGGTGATATAAATGCGGCGAGCTGGGCACAAAATACTTCAATCGGCGGTTTAACACTAAAAGATTCTGGAGTAACAGCAAATAGTTATACTAATGCTAATATAACTGTTGATGCAAAAGGTAGGATAACAGCTGCGTCGAGTGGTAGTTCAGGTGGATCTATAGGCGGTTCAGGTACTGCTAATTATGTACCTAAGTTTACAAATAGCACAACACTGGGTAATAGCATAATAAGAGATAATGGTACGAATGTAGGCATTGGAACAAGCCCAGATTCAAGCAATAAGCTAGTTGTTAATGGAAGCCTTAGGGTTGTTGACAATATATATTTAAACACTGGAACTTCTAACTCAATAGTAGGAACTGGTGGCGGAATAGAATTTTACACTAATAGTACAAAGCAGGTTGATATTGATGGAAATGGTGATTTGCAGGTTTTAAACAATTTGCAATTTAGCACAGGCGGTAATAACCTTATAACGGGTAGCAGTGGAGATATGGTTTTTAAAACCAACAACTCTCAAAGAATGGAAATTACATCGGGTGGCGCAGTTCAGCTTTCCGTATCTAGTGCAAACATTGGATTTGATGTGGATGGAACTTCTAGATTTTATCAAGGTAGCACTGTGCTTACTGACCAAGCGATAATAGTCAGGCATGACGGTGCTGAAACATCCAGTACTTTTGCTACAATGATTCAATTCCAAGAAGATTCAGGTGCCGTAAGAGGCTCAATAAAAACATCTGGAACATCAACACAATATAATACAACTTCTGATTACAGATTAAAGAAAAACTTTAAAGATTTTAATGGTCTTGATTTAGTTTCTCAAATACCAGTTTATGATTTTAACTGGAAAGTAGGAGTTGATCCGGAGGAGGGACAAGCATGGGGAGTTAAGGCCCATGAATTACAAGAAATAATACCTAATGCAGTTAGCGGCGAAAAAGATGGCGAAGAGATGCAAGGTGTTGATTATAGCAAAATTGTACCAATATTAATAAAAGCAATACAAGAATTGCAAGAAGAAATTAAATTACTTAAAAATTAGGTAATTATATAACCATAAATAATAATTAAAACCAAAACCAAAATGACACTATTTTACCAGACTAATTCGTGGACTAGTCAACCACAACCAACAGAAAAATCCATAGAAACCTGGAAGCACGCAGCAGACAAGAAAAACTGGCGTATTACCCAATTACCAAATGGATATTACCAAACAGAAATAAAACATCCTAAAGACGAAAAAACCTGGCAAGATGTTACAAGAAGGGAAACATTAGATGGAGCTGAATCAGCAATCGATGGATCCATTTCACATTATCAGAAAAAACTTGATTACGTTTCTGGACCGAAAGTTGTAAAAACATTCGAATAAAAATCAAATAAAATTTAATTAAATGGAATTTAAATTACCAAGTCAGATTGTTAAAGATCTGAATTTCGGCGATGAAGCGCGAAATAAAATAATGGCTGGCGTTAATAAATTAACGGACGCAGTGAGGTCCACTCTTGGAGCTTCTGGAAAATGCGTTATATATGAAGACGCAATGGGCCGACCGGTGATAACAAAAGATGGTGTAACCGTTGCGGAAAGCGTAGTCTTGATAGACCCGGTCGAAAACATTGGAGCTACTTTAATAAAAGAAGCAGCCACAAATACAGTAAGAGAAGCAGGGGACGGTACAACAACAGCTACCGTTCTTGCTCACTCTTTATTACATAACATAAACGAATATAAAGGTGAAGAAACGATTAGGGACATTAAAGACGGCATTTCTGAATGTCATAAAGAAATTTTGGTATACCTTGATGATTCCAGTATACCGGTTGAGAATGAAATGCTTAAACAAGTGGCTTACATTTCATGTAACAATGACTCTGCACTTGGAGAAAAAATTGGCGAAGCATTTGAAAAAGTTGGAAAAAATGGGATCGTTCTGATGGAAGAGTCGGACACAAATGAAACACATGTGGAATTTGTCGACGGCGTTCAGTTTGATTCAGGAATGAAATCAACTTACTTAATAACCGATAAAGCAAAAGGAATTTGCACACTTGATAATCCTTATGTTTTAATAGTAAGTTCACCCATACCAAATATAAGACGCATACAAAGTATATTAGAGTTTGTTATAAAAAACAAAAAACCTTTGTTAATAGTTGCAACATTAGAAGCACAACCATGGGCTACTTTAGTTGCCAACAATGCTAAAGGTAATATAAAAGTTAATATAGTTGATTTACCTGGGTTTGCAACAACAAAAGAAGATTCAATAGAAGACCTTGCAATACTAACAGGCGCTAAAGTAATTAACGAAGAACTTGGTGACGACTTAGATTTAATACAACCAGATTGTTTAGGTCAAGTTGCAAAATCCGTTACTGATCATAAAACTACAACATTACAAGTATCAGAAGCAAACGAAGAAGTTGCTTTAAGAATAATAGATGTTGAAAAGAAAATAAAAGATGAAAAGAACGGCTACTTAAAAAAGAAATTAGAGCAGCGATTATCTATGTTAACCGGCAAAGTTGGCATAATACACGTTGGTGCTGATTCAAAAGTAGAATTAAAAGAAAAGAAAGATAGGGTAGAAGACGCTTTGCACGCAACTAAAGCGGCACTACAAGAAGGTATTGTTCCGGGTGGCGGTGTTGCGTTATTGAATGCTTCTCAAAAGATAGAGGCAAAAGATGATGGATATAAAATACTATTAAACGCAATACAATCTCCCTATTATACTATATTAGAAAATGCAGGATATGCTGATACATATACTCCCAAAGATTTTATTGAACATGAAGAAGAGGATGCTTGGGACAGAGAATGGGAAGGTGTAGGAGTAGATGCCACTTGTGGCTGTTATAAAAACATGGTAGAAGAAGGCATAATAGATCCTATTTCCGTAACTAAGGCAGCATTAAAAAATGCTATTAGCGTTGCGACAACAATAGTTTCAGCTGATTGTATAATCTCAAACGTAAGATCACTTGAAAGCAATTAATTACTTTATCATAATAGATAAAATTAAGGAAGCGCCGAAAAAAGTAGGCGGCCTTGAAGTTATGGAAAAAAACAATAATGACATTAGGTACTTAAAGGCTGAAGTTGTTAGTGTGGGAGAAAAAGTAGAACACGTTAAAGAAAATGATATTATCAGATATGATAAGCATGCTGGTCATGGCATTGAATGGGGTGGAAAGCTTTATCAAGTTATAACAATTAACGATGTAGTTATTGTAGAATGAGATTAACCTCCACAGATCTAAGAGAATTAAATTTACTTAAATACTACAGGTTAGTACGTAAATGGGCGTGTAAGACATACAATTTAAAAGACGCAGATTTAGAGCTGTTGATATACCTAGATTGCAAAAAACACTTTACACGTAATAATTTTATTAATGGTTCTTATACTTATTCATGGGATAAAAACCGGTGGGAAAGATTAAGAAAAGAAGGGTGGATTGATATTTATGCAAAAAGAAATAGAACTACCAATAAGTTTAACACATACACAACGTCATATCGTTGTAAAAACTTAATTAATAAAATATACAGAGTATTGCTTGCTGAGGAAGACTTACCTACATCAGAGAGAAGCAAATTTTATAATAACAAAACATATACAGATAAAGTTTACAATAAAGCTATTGATGATATGATTAACGACAAACAAAGATAACTATGGCATTTAAAATGAATCCAAAATCGCCGTTGCTAAAAGCAACAGGTAATTTTACAAGCCCTGCTCAAAAAGCATTAAAAGGCGATCAGCATAAATTGCCTGATCATCTGAAATCTAAAATAGAAGCTTCACCCGGCAAAAAAGACAAATTTACTCCCGGCAGTAATAAGCCCGGGGAATCAATGACCGCTTATTCTACTAAAGAAGTTACTAATCTTCCCGGAGTAGATAATAGAACTAGTAAAACTGGTACAATTCATGGACCAAAAGTAAGTTATGATATGGCTTACAAAAACAGAGGCGAGAAATATAAAGATATGGATAAAGCTTCTTATGTAAAGGAAGCTAAAAGACAAACTAAATCATTTACCGGTACAGGTGATTGGGATGCGCCTAAAAAGAAACGTAAAAAAGTAGAATCGGTAAAAAGCACAATAAAAACTAGTGGTATAAAAAATGTTGCTCCAAAGAATTCTGTTAAATCAGAAGTAACAATTAAAAAAGTTGTATCTAAAAAACCAGATAGCAAAGGAACAACAAGGGCTAAGAAAAGAGTATCTAATATACGAGAAAGAGGGGCTAATGTAGTTTCTAAAATTGGTAACGCTGCAAAAGCGGGTAAAGATAAAAAAGTTGAAAGATTACAAAAGCGAGCGCAGAGATTAAAGAAGAGAGAGGCTAGGGTAGAAAAAAGGGTTGCTCGAAGATCTAAAAAAGATCAATCACCTGCTAAAATTTTAGGCGCAGTTGCTGGAGCATTAGGCAAAGCGGTTGTTGGCAAGGTTGTAGATAAAGCTATAGGATCAATTGGCAAAAAGAAAGCAAGCCCTGCTAAAAGTTTTAAGGGCTTAGTAAGTAAATTAGAAAGACAAGGTAAATCAAAAGAAGCAGCAACTAAAATTGCAGGAGCAGTTGCAAATGCAAAAATGAAGG